CGACGGCCTGGTGCGCTCGGTGACGATGGAACTGCCGGCGGCAGACTTCAAGACGCTGATCACGCTGACCACGGTCAACGCGCAGGCCGACCGGCGCGGACTGGTCAACATGGCGCTAGAGGATCGGACGACTGCCGACCTCATGCTGCAAGGCCAGACCGATAACAACACCGTCGAGTACTACGAGGAAACGACGGTTACGAACTCGTCTGCCACGGTCGCTGAAGGCGGCACGAAGCCAGAGTCAGCGCTCGCATGGACGCTGCGTACCGAGTCTGTCCGCAAGATCGCGACGTGGATTCCAGCCACGAGCGAAGCGCTCGCAGACGTGAGCTTCCTCGAATCGCAGATCCGTGGTCGGCTCGCCTTCATGGTCCAGCGCACCGAAGAGGCGCAGATCCTCAACGGCGACGGCTCAGCACCGAACCTGCGCGGCATCCTGAATCGCTCAGGCATCCAGACGCAGGCGAAGGGCGCCGATCCTACGCCAGACTCGATCTACAAGGCCATGCAGTTGATCCGTGGCGCGGGCGGCTCGGGCTTTGCTGAGCCGACTGGTGTTGTCCTGCATCCGAACGACTGGACCGATATCAAGCTGCTCCGCACGGCGGACGGCATGTATATCTGGGGCAACCCGAGCGACGAGGGACCGGATCGTATCTGGGGTCTGCCGGTGCGCCAGACGACAGCCATGACGCAGAACACGGGTCTGGTCGGCGCGTTCCGCCCATACGCCGAGGTGCTGCGCCGCGAAGGCATCACCATCACGCTGAGCACGGAGCATGGCACCTACTTCATTGAGAACAAGGTTGCCATCCTGGCCGAGGAACGCCTCGCGCTCGCGGTGTACCGTCCCTCGGCGTTCTGCACGGTGACAGGTATCTAGGAGGCCGCAATGGCAATCATCACCGGCGGCAAGATCATTGAGGGGGTCTATTACGGCCTCACCTCAGCCGGCGTCCCTGGTGTGGGCACGGCTGAGGTTCAGACGATCACCATTGGCGGCACGCCAACGGGCGGCGACTTCAAACTCACGTTTGAAGGCTTCACCACGGCAGCAATTCCGTGGAACGCCACGAACGCCACGCTCATCGCGTCGATTGACGCAGCGCTCGAAGCGTTGCCGAACATCGGCACGGGTGGTGTGACGACAGCGGTGGGCACCATGACGGCAGGTATCGGCACGGCGACGGTGACCTTCGCTGGCAACCTCGCCAACAAGGCAGTCAGCACCATGACCGTGGCGAATAACAGCCTGACCGGCACCTCGCCAACGGTCGCGGTGGCTGAAACCACGCCAGGTGTTGACGCTTCCAACCGTGGTGCGCCGGTGGGCGCAATCGTTACAGACGTGACGAACGGCAAGGCGTACATCAATACCGGGACCGCGCTCGTGCCTGTCTGGACGGTTGTGGGCGCACAAACCTAAACAATGCCATGCCCGATCTGCGCCGGGTGCGAGGGTTTGTACCCTGGCCCGGCGCGGATGGGCATTCTGGTCGGAGGCCAAGAGATGCCATTCAATAGCGATAAGCGGCTGTACTTCAACGAGGATCGGACGAAGGTGGTCGAGGATGGCCCGGAAGCTCGCTTCCTCTTCGTCAACGAAGGCGGCGAAGTCTCAGACGAGGAAGCCAAGCAGTACGGGCTGAAGGCGCCGAAGAAGTCTGGCGACAAAGACGACGACGAGCCGCGCGAGTTAGGCACGGGCGCGGACGGGCAGCAAGTCGAGCAGGCGAAGGCCGTCGAGGAACCGCCCGCCAACAAGGCCCGGACCATGAAGAAGGGCGACGACGACTAGCTCACCGTGGCGAATGCGTACGCGACCACCTTCGAGTTGATGGACCGGCTTGGGCTTGAGTTCAACGACGAGCGCGAGCCGGTGCTCAGCGATACGCTGGAGGCCGCATCACGCTGGATAGATCGGGTTATCGGTCGCCGGTTCTACTCGGTGACCGAGACCCGCTATTACTACCTCGGCCCACTTCCGTACAGCCAGATCACCATAGACGATGCGCTCAGCGTGACCTCGGTCATGGCTGACACGAACGGTGATGGCGTGTACGAGTCAACGTGGGTTGTCGGCCAGGATTATTGGCTCGGGCCGAGGAATGCGGTGGCGGATGGCAGGCCGTACACCACGATCAACCGCACCGCGCTCAGCAACCGTTGGGACGTGATCTGGTCCTATCCGTACGCTGAGGCCACGCTCGCGGTCACTGGCGCGTTTGGCTACTGCACGTTGGCGAACCGCCCGCTGGAGATCCGCGAGCTATGCCTGACGATTGCAGGGCAGATTGCTGGCGGCGCGAGCGGGACCGTGGCCGGGGCCGAAGGCACGGCGAGTGATCTGGCGATACCAGGCGTGGCCGAGTACAGGATCGGCTCCGAACTCTCGGTGAAGATGGACACCTCGGGCAACTCGGCTGCGCTGGCTGCATCGCTGCCGCTCGCATCACGGCGGATCATCGCCACTTTTAGACGACCTACGGCAGCATTCGCCTGAAAGGGGAATCCATGACCGAGACAGAACCGACCACCGAAGAGACAACTCAGACCTCGGAGATCGAGGTCGCAGCAGATACGGCGCACTGTCGCCACTGCGGCCACGTTCACGAGGAACCGCTCACCATCAGCGCGGATGCCGACTGGCTCTGTCCGCATTGCGACCGCTGGCAGAACACGGTCAAGTGCCCAACCTGCAATCAGCCGGTGCATGTAAGCCAGCTAGCCGAAGATCAGGTGCCAGCGGCCCACGGGCCTGTGCGGCGGCGGAGGAACGCATAGATGGCCTTTACGACACTGACGGTTGCCACGGTGAACTCCGATGGCGTGACCCTGGCCGCGCCTGTTGCGGTAGACGGGACCAACGGCAACCAGTTCACCAACGATGGCCGCACCAAGATCGAGATTACCAACGGCAGCGGTAGCCCGATCACCGCGACGTTTGTCACCTACGGCTCGTATACGGTCGGCTCGAAGGCGTACGCCATTGCCGACAATGCGGTGACCATTGCTGCCGGCGCGACGAAGGGCGTAGGGCCGTTTGACAAGACGCTCTACAACAACCCGGCGACAGGCATGGTCGAGGTGACGTTCAGCAGCGCGACCACGGTCACCGGGCGAGTTACCGCATTGGGCACGAGCTAGCGGCATGGTTGTCAGCGCGGCGGGGATTGCACGGCTACGCTCAGCGTTCGCGGCAACGCTGGACGCGACGGCGACGGTCTATCGGCGGGTTCAGGTGCCTGACACGTCGGGCGGCTCGACCGATACGTACACGCTCGCCGCGAGCTATCCCTGCCGCTTTAGCCGCTACCAGATCACGCCACGCGAGCGCGAGGGAACGCTACAGGTGCAGGTAGTCTCGTACTGGCAGTTCCTGTTTGAGGTGACAGCCGTCATTAGCAACACGGATCGCATTCATGTCGGCTCGCGTGTGTTCGAGGTGGTCAGCGGTGGCCTGAGCAGTCTAGCGCTGGAGCAAAACGTAGTCTGCGCGGAGATTACGTGAACATCATCACGGTCAGGGTCGATACGGCGAACATCGGTAAGCTGATCGCGCAGCTATCCGCGAAGTCTCAGGAAGCGGTGAACGAGACCGCTGCCACGATCCAGTCGCGAGCTTCGCAGATGGCGCCGAAGGATACGACCTCGCTAGCCGAGAGTATTTATGTCAACAACGGCGAGCAGAGCGACTACGCGGCGCGGACTGGTCGGGCGCGGAACGTAAACCGCGACGTGATCATTCTCGAAGAGATCCGGCCCGAGTTCTCCATCACCCTGTTCGGCAGTAGCGACCAGGGCTACAGCGCTGTCGTAGGTGTTGCTGCCGCTCACGGCGTCTATCAGGAGTACGGCACGCGCTTCATGGGGCCGCAGCCATTCCTGACGCCTTCGGTCGAGCCGATGCGCGACGTGTTCGTCAACACCATGAGTCACATAGCGGACTGATGAGTGCAGACCTTTCGCGAGTCAACCAATGGCTGTACACCCGATTCTTTGGGGATGCAGCGCTCTCGAATGCCGTGGGCGGACGGGTATTCGTTGACTTTGCGCCGCAGGGCACCATCTCACCAATGGTGATCTACAGCTACCTGGGCGGCTCTGACCGGGTGCGAACCCGCACGAGTCGGCTGACCAATGCGCTCTACCTGATCCGCGCGGCGGCTGATGGTTCCTCGTACGATGCCATCGAACCATTGGCAGACCGATTGGACGACTTGCTGAGCGTGCCTGATAACGGTGTGCTGGTGCGCGACATACGCATCGCTTCGTGCATCCGCGAGCAGCCGCACCAACGCAAGGATGAAGAGTTCGGCAAGCCGGTGGTCTACCTCGGTGGGTTTTATCGCATTCAGTACCAGCCAGCCGACCTATGAACGACCGTCAATTTTGGGCTGAGGTGAGGCGAGGGTTATTGTTAGTTGTTCGCGCTATCGAGTACAGATGGGGTCTGCCGAGGGGCAGTGCTACAACTCTTGGTGCCGCGCTTCCTGGGGAAGCTCCGCTAAGCAACGAGCCGCCGCTAACCACGCCCGCTCGATCCTCACAGGAAGGGGTCGAGTCTAATGGCCTTTAGCTCAGGCAACATTGCGACGTTCAGTATCGGCGGCACCGATATCAGCGCGTACACCACATCGGTCAACATCAGCCTTGAACGCGACGTGAACGATATCAACCCGATTGGCGGCGCAGCGATTAGCAAGCTCGTGGGACCGTATGGCGGGACCATCAGCCTTGAAGGTGCCTACGACCCGACAGTAGACGGCACGCTCTCGGCAATGATGCTAGCGGCCACGCCAGCGCTTCAAACGGTGGTCTACCGCCCGTCTGGTTCAGGTGCAGGCACTCGCGCCATTGGTTGCCAGGTGTATGTCTCGTCCTATGAGATCGATACGCCGGGCGACGACACGGCGACGTGGACTGCTGAACTGGCTATTGTCGGAACCGTTACAGACGCCTAGAGCGGCGTCAATACGCCATCCCGCCTGAAGGAGGCCGCATGGAGAACACAAGAAAGCTACGCATCCTGACTGCCGAGCAGATCTGGGCGGCGAGCGACATTGAAGAGCGCGAGGTCGCGGTGCCGCAGTGGGGAGATGGCGCGGGCGTGGTCATTCGCACGCTCAGCCAGAAGCAGGCGAGCGAGCTACGTAAGCGTGCCATGCGGCGCAACCCGCTCAACGGTCAGCAGGAGATGGACAACGACTTGCTCGAAGCGCTGCTGTTCGTAGAAGGCGTAGTCGAGCCAAAGTTTACGATGGCCGACTACGGCAGGCTTCAAGATAAGAGCATGGCGGCTATCTCGACCATCCTCAAAGCGGTGATGGATTCCTCCGGGCTGACGGAAGCTTCGCTCAAGGAGGCCACCAAAAGCACTGAGGCAGAATCCGATGCTCAGGATGGAGTTTCAGCTAGCGCGGGAACTGAAGATGACGCACGCCGAGATGGTTGGCCGAATGAGCGGTAACGAGTTCGCGCACTGGATTGCGTTCCTCCAGCTAGAGGCGCATGACCGCGAGCAGGCGCAGAAGCGGGCGCAGAGCCGTTCAGCCGCGCGGAAGCTCTCGCTCGCGTCGAGGCCAGCGGCACAAGGCTAAGCAATGCCTGTCCCGATAGCCGAGCTATTCGTCACGGTCGGCGCCGATGTAAGCGGTGCCGTCAACTCGCTGAACACGCTACCGGGGGCGTTGCAGCGGGTTGGCGCGGGCCTGACACGCTCGGGTCGGGCGTTGTCGCTAGCAATCACTGCGCCGATTGTGGCCGGCGTGGGCACGGTGTTCAAGGTCGGCTCAGACTTTGACGAGGCGTTTACCGCAGTTCAAAAGACGGTTGATAATACCGACTTCGGCGTGTTGCGTACTCAGCTTATTGATCTGAGTACGTCCATCGAAGGCGGCGGGAAGTCGGCGGCTGACCTCGCGCAGATTGCCGCTGTTGCAGGCCAATTGGGCATTGAAGGTGCGCCTCAACTCAGAGCGTTTACGGCTGCTATTGCCGGCCTGGGCGTTACGACCGGCTTGCCGGTCGATCAACTAGCCGATGATGTTGGCAGGTTTCTTACCCTGACCCATCAGGCGCCTGAAGCGGCTGCGAACTTCGCCTCAGCGCTGACCGCGCTCGGCAACAAGATGGGCGGTACAGAAGGCGATATTACTCAGCTAGCGCGTCGGTTGGCAGGTACGTTATCGTCCCTCGGCGTTGACCCGCGCGACATTCTCGGCATCTCTGCCGCGCTCGCGGAGGTCGGCATTCGCGCTGAGGAAGGCGGTACGGCTATCTCCAAGTTCTTCGTGGAGATGACCGCTGCGGCTAACCAGAGCAGCGATGCTACGAGCGAAGCGGCGAGCAAGGTGCGCGACCTACAAGACCGCATCCTAGATCTGAGTGGCAGTCTGGAGGTCGCAGTACTGCGGCAGAAGGAGTTTGGCCGCAACACGCCTGCATCCGTGGTCAAGGCGAACGAGCTAGCGATTGCCAAGTATCAGCGCGAGATCGACGGTGCGAATACGAAGATGAGCCAGGTTGCCAAGACGGGTGACGAGACAACGCTCACGCTCGCTGGTCTGGCGAAGGTCACCGGCACGAGTCAAAGCGAGTTCGCGAACCTCGTCAACACCGACCCGGCGCAGGCGTTTACTTCGGTTATCAAGGGGTTGCAGCGCATTCGAGGTGAGCAGGGACCGGCAGGCGTAGTTAGCGCACTGGACGATCTGAACATCAAAGAGGCCAGATTGCGCGAGACATTACTCGACTTGTCTGCATCGCAGGACTCGCTCGAACGCGGCACAACTATCGCTAATCAGGCGTGGAACGAGAACACGGCACTCAGCGAAGAAGTAACCAAGGCGATGTCAGCCACGAATAATCAGTTGAAGCTCATGCAGAACCGGCTAGAGGCGGGCATCCTGCGGGATTGGGACGACTTCAAGACGCGCATGCAGGGCGCGATTGACTTCGTGAACAACAGCGTGGTGCCTGGGCTTGAAGGGCTAGAGGCGAAGTGGAGGTCGCTCTCGCCAGCGCAGCAGGAAGCCATCATAGCGTTCGGTGGTGTTGCTGCCGCGCTCGGCCCGGCACTGCTGGCATTGGGCTTGATGGTTGGCGCAATCGGTGCGTTGCTTTCACCGATAGGGCTGGTGCTACTCGCGGTCGCCGCGCTCGCTACAGCGTGGATCACGAACTTTGGTGACATACAGGGCAAGACTGCTGCGGTAGTGGACTTCATCAAGACCCATTGGCTGGACATGATCTCGGCAATACCTGTCATTGGGCCAGCTATCGCTGGAGTTATCACGCACTTTGATAGCATTACGGCTGCTGTAGGGCGGTTGTGGTCAGTGTTTCTCACGGTCTTTACGTTCATTGCTACGGTTGCCGAGCGAGTGTTTCGCCAGGTTGGGCAATGGATTAGCGAGAACTTTACGATCCAGCCGCTGGTAGACTTCCTTCGGTTCCTCGGCGGTATTGCCGAGCGGATCGGCGCACTCGCTACACAGGGTACGTGGACAGATGCTTTCGGTGGCAAGGATCTGAACGACCTTATCCGGAAGGGCGAGCTAGCGCTACAGGGCACGTCGGCAGGCATCGCTGCGGGCGGGCCTGGGACAGCGAACAACGTGATCGTGAACATCAATAACCCTGCGCTGCTGGATGAAACGATGGGCGAACGGTTCGCGGAGCAGGTACAAAACGCCGTGATCAATGCCATGATCGAGGCCGAGTCGCAATCGGTGGTGCCACCGTCGCCAGCGCTGCCAGGAGTGCCGTTCTAAGTGTCTACGTTCGCCACTAGCTCGGTTACGGTGACGTTCACTGCTGACGGCTCGAACATGAGCGAGAAGCGCGAGGCGCGGGCACAGGTACAGGACATTCCGGGCGCTGACGCCTTCTACGTTGACCTCGCTGGACGTGGACCGCTGACGCTTACGGTTGGCATGGTGCTGGCGAACTCGACTGCATGGGGGCAGGCCAATGTCGCGGTCGGCCAGCAGGGAACGCTCGCGATTGATGGCCTCGACACGCATCAGGCTGTGCTCATGTCTGTGAATCGTCCGGCGCCAATGCCTGACGGTCAGACGAAGGCCACGGCTGACTTTCTGATCACTGATGCCTAGATGGCTGGCACTGTTCGGAACCTCAGCTATGCAGTCAGCTTCAACGGCACCACGCTCACCAACGTTGTCTCGTTCCGCTGGAGTCTCGGCTACGACCTCTCGTCGGGTGAGGCCGAGATTGTGCTGCCGCTCAAGTCGGACGCGGGCACGTACTTCGATGATGTGTCGATCATTGTGGACGGGTCAACCCGATGGTCGGGGCTGCTGTACGAGTGGAACTACCGTCTGTATCCGCGAGCAGTCTCGATGATCTGCAAGGGCAGGCTCGCGCGGGCGGACGACTACAAGCTCCCTACAGTGTCTGACACGCGCGACAAGGGCCTTCTGCTGGACGACCTCACTGGTGGGCCTGCGACTGACGAGGCCATCGTGTCGGCTGTGCTGGACTACGCAGGCGTGGGTACGAACGGCGGCAGCATCGGCGGGACAGGGCAAACGCTCGGCACCATCGCGCCCGAAGAGTTCGTGTGGAATTACTCGGACTCAGCGCTGAGCTACATTCACAAGATCGACGCTATCAGCCTGGGCTACCGCACCTTTGAATCGGTGGGCGGTCAGATCTACCGGGTGCAGATCAGTGGCCGACCCGACAGCGGGCCAGAGTTGACGTTCACCGAGGGCGTGGATATCCGCGAAGGGCAGACGAGCAGGACGGTCTCAGAGGCGTACAACGCTGTGCGGATCAGCGGCTATGCCGTGGGCGACTACCTCGATCCGCGCGTGTGGTATCAGGCTGAGAGCAACCCGTTCATGTCGGAGTCTCAGCCGCGCGTATACACGCAGGACAACCCGATGATTGAGCGGCGTGCCAACGAGTCGGCAGGCGAAGGGATTAGCTGCCAGGCACTCGCGGAGTACTGGCTGCGCGAGCTAAACCGCGAGATCGTCAAGGTGACGATGCGAACGCCACGCTCCGATGTGATCGGGCCAGGACAGGTGCATCTGGTGCAGGGTCCGGGCGGCTCTGCGGATCGGATGGGCGTAGGCGAGGTGCTGTGGGTACAGCGCTGCGACGGTGAGCTAACGCAGGACGGCGCATTTAGCCAGAGCGTTACCTACATAGGCGGCGGTACGTGACGTTCAACCCTGGCGGGAGCCAGCCGTTCAACAACTCGGCGGCGCAGCCAGCGCTGGTCGAGATGTGGCGCAACAACCTGCGAAAGAGCAGGGCGGTTGCTCAGCAACGCGACCCGACTGTTCCGCCACCGGCGACGAACACTCAAGCTGTAGTCAATATCGTGTTCGATGGTGGCGGGCAAGCGCTCGTAGAGGGCATGGCCGGCGTGGTCGAGGTGACGTTCGCCTGCCGCATCGTCGGATGCCATATGTTCGCTGGTGTTGGCGGGGCACTCGGTATCGAGCCGTGGCCGGCGACAGCAACGGTCTACCTCGGTATCGGGGCACAGACCGTGTGGGCGAACGGCACCACGCCGCTGTACGGAGCAGCAGTGCCAGCCATCAACAACCTGTCTGAGGTGACGCTGGACATTACGACGTGGCTGGTCGATCTACAGCCAGGTGACCTCATCGCGTACGCTCTCACGTCAACCACTGGCACCGCGACGGTTCTGGTGGTATCGCTGCCGCTGCTGCGGATTGATACGACAGGGATCGGGCTGACGCCAGCGACTGACGTGGCCGAGGAACCATTCACCAACCAGGCTGGTCAAACATTCACACTGAGGAACCCGTAGCGTATGCCATCGCATGCCACCGCATCAGGCGCAGACCTTCACGAGGCTAAGCGGCGTAAGGCGCCCGTCCGGGCCGCATCAACGGCGAACGTTACGCTAGCTACGCCCGGCGCTTCCCTGGACGGTGTGACGCTGAACAATGGCGACCACGTTCTACTGAAGGATCAATCGGCGCCAGCGCAAAACGGCATCTATACGTGGTTCGGCGCATCAACTCCGCTAGTGCGTCGAGCCGATGCTGACGTGGCCTCTGAGTTTGAGTTGATGTTCGATGTTGGCGTACGCGAGGGAACGGCCAACGGCGGCAAGTATTACGTCTACACGCAGACGGGCACGGTCACGCTCAACACTACCGCGCTAACGTTCGCGCCGCTTGGCGGCGGCGGCGGATCGGTGAGTTCGGTCGCGCTGACCGCGCCGGCTGAGTTCAGCGTGGCAGGCTCGCCTATCACCTCAACAGGCACGCTGGCAATCACGAAGGCAGTGCAGACCGCCAATACCGTGTACGCCGGGCCTACGAGCGGCGGAGCAGCCGCGCCAACGTTCCGCGCCGTGGCAGCAGCGGACTTGCCGGTGATGGGGCCTTCCGGTGCGAGCCACGCGCCAGGTGCTGTCCCTGACCCTGGCGCGAGCGCTGGATCGTCCAGATATCTCAACGAGAACGGTACGTTCACGGTTCCCACAGGATCAGGCGGCGGCGGCGGGTCAGGCGGCGGCGGCGGTAGTGGCGCGGTGGTGCCGATCATGGTGGTCGGCCCGCTCACCGCATCGCAGGCGACGTTGCCATTCGCGGGCATCCCGCAGACTGGCTTTCGTAACTTACGGCTGCGGGTAAAGGCACGGTCAACGCTGTCGGCAAACAACACCACGCTCGGGGTTCAACTGAACGGCGACACGAGCGCTAACTACGGATACGAGGCGGTAGCCGACGCGAGCGGCGGACTCAACCGGCTGTCGAGCGCAAACGCGGGTTCTGCCGTGCTCGGCTACGTGCCAGCTTCGACGGCACCGGCGGGCGCGGCAGGCATCCTCGATATCGCCATCCCGTCCTATACCGATGCGCTTCAAAAAGCTATCCAGGCTACAGGTGCATTCGAGCAGTCCGCCTCGGGCGGCGACCAGTTCAACCAGAACGGTGGCGGCTTCTGGCGCAACACGAGCGCTATCACATCGGTTGATCTGGTCCTGGGCGGCGGGTCATTCGACGTTGGCTCGTACGCCTGCCTGTACGGCGAGATGGACACTGCTGGCGTGCTGCTCACACCGGCGTCCAACCTGCTCGTAGAGAAGGTGCTTACGGCAACGCAGGCGACGATTGACACGGGCACCATCGGCCAGGGATTCAAAGATCTCCTGATCGAGTTCTCGCTGCGGTCAAACGCTGGTGCTCAAGTAGTAACCAGCATGGAGTTCAATCAGGACACAACGCTTAGCCATTACGTTGCATCCGGGACCAGCAGCAGCGCTCGCATCACCGTTATCGCATCAACTGCACAGACGAGCGGGCAGTTCACTCCTGGGCAGATCGTCATACCGGATTACTCGAATCCCACGAGCGCTACGAAAAACGCAATCTGCATCATCCAGCGGCCAGATAACACGGTCGAGCACAACGCCGAGTTCTGGACTCCAACCTCTGCCGCACCGATCACGTCGATCCAACTTCTACTCGCGACTGGCAGCTTCATCGCTGGCTCAACCATCCGCGTCTACGGCTTGCCAGCCAACGGTGGCGGTTCCAGTGTGGGCACGGGCACGCGACTCAGACTCAGCGCGAACCAATCGACCACCACTGGCACCGCGACGGTGATCAACTGGGATACCGAGGATAACGACGCCGACAACCAGCATTACACCTCTGCGGCTGCGCTAGGTGCAGGGACGGTGACAAAGACTGCTGGCTCGCAGGTGCTGGTCGGGTCCGGTACGTCGTTCCTGACGGAGTTGAGCGTCGGCCAGGTTATCTCGGTGACGGGCACGGCAACCGAGAAGCGCGTGGTTATCGCTATCGCCAGCGGCACATCGCTGACGGTAAATGCTCCGTTCGTGAATACGCAGGCTGGCGCGACGTGTACCCGCTTGAACGGCCCGGTGGTGATTCGTCAGCCGGGGTTCTATACGCTCGAAACGAATATCTACTCGGCTGCGCTCGCGTCGGGCGCGGTGTCTCTGGCGTACTACTTGAACAACTTGACGACTTCGACCAGCGGTACGGTGATTGGGCAGCGCGATCCGGTAGCCGTGAACACAGCCGCTGGCTACGATCTCGTGGTGCAGCGGCAATTCCAGCAATGGGATTTCGTCGAGGTTGTCTGGACGCAGAACGCGGGCACCGTCAACGTTCTGGCCGATTCGCCCAACGAGCGCACGCACTGGTCGATTAGCGCACGCCCGACAATCATCGTCGCGGTGCCATACGTCAATATTCAGGATCAGAAAACGAGTAGCACTAACGGCGGTACGTTCACTAGCGGTGCTGACCGAACCCGCGACTTGAATACTGTAGTGTCGGATACTGCGGGCATCGCATCTTTGGCATCTAACCAGATCACACTACCGGCGGGAACGTACCGCTTTCGCATCGAAGCGCCGGCACTGAAAGTCGATAATCACCAAGCGTTTCTGTACAACGTTACTACCGCCACCGTAATACAACGCGGCACTTCGGCATACAACAGCAGCAGTGGCTTTCAGGCGACTACGACCTCGAATATTTCCGGGAAGGTTGTGCTCGCAGCCCCATCTGTACTCGAAGTTCGGCATCGCTGTACGGCAACGCTCGCAACTCAAGGGTTCGGGTCCGCAGCGAGCTTCGGCACCGAGGTCTACACCATTGCGGAGTTCTGGAAGGAAGGCTGAACGGTGATCCCCGAGGTGGTGTGGACGGGCGGCGGGCTGTTCAACGACAGTTGCAACGGCTGCGGCTTCTCGGTTCGCACTACTAATCTGGCGACCATTCCATCTGGCCTGATCACGCGAGATACGCCGGTGCTGGTCGCGGTGATGACCGATAACCCAGGCTCATTCTCATCAGGGGCGCACAACGTTGAGGTGGTGCTCCCGGACTCAACCGTGATCCTGATGTCACGCCTCGACTCCATTGGCCTGCCTGGATCACCTACCGGGGGCGCGTACTTCTTCGCGATTATTGACCCGCGCCTCGCAGCCGGCGGCACGTTGCGGTCGAGCATTCATCTTATCTCGGTGCTCGCGCCGGACACGAAGGCTGGCAGCGTCTACGCGGCGCTGTTAGATATGTCAGCCGTGCCTGGACAAACGCCGAGCTTGGCGCGGGTTGGCTTCACGGGGCCGGGCGACACGAGCAACCCGCTACCGATAACGCTCTCTGCCGATCCGGCTCCGTATCTCGGCTTCGCTATGGTTGGCAAGACGTTTGAGCGTGATGTTGCGATTGGCTCGGGGTTCCCTGGATGGGAGGATATCGGGCAGATTCAGGGCAACGGGACGACCTCCGCTGCTGCCAGCTACACGCCAGTCTTGCCACCTCAACTCACATCCGAATGGACGTACAGCGGCGCGTTCAATGGGCGATGGGGAGGCCCTGTGTACGCGCTGCAATTCTTCGTCGGGCCATCCGTGGAACCAGGCGCAGGCGCGAGCCGTGCCAGATCGTACGCGCAGGTTATTGGCTAAGTTCAATGTTCGAGCAACTGTTGACTCGCCTCGACCCGATGACTGCGATAGCATTCGTCGCACTCGCGGCGGTATTCCGCTGGTTGATGGTTGCAAAAGACCAGCATATAGCCGAGTTGCGGGAAACAGTGCGGTATCAGCGCTCGTTGAATGAGGTGCTCAGTGGCACGGCCCACCGCGCGGTGGGCACGGTCGAGAGGTTGGCATGATGGTTGTAGAGGCCGTCCTGTACTGGCTGGAGCGGCAGTTACCACACGAACCACCGGAAATGGAAGAAGCGCTGATGAGAGCAGACCGAGAAGATGCGCTGAAGCTCATTGCACGTCTGGACGCGGCTGAACTGAAGATTAGAAGGAAGCAGGAACGGAAGAACAACCCCGGCGGTGTTGGTGACTAGTAATGCCTCGCCTATCGAGGTGCTCTACACGCTGGTCGCACTGGTCGGGTTCATCACGAGTGTTGCTAATTTACTGTGGTCGAACGAGCGTGTGGCCGAGTTGGACCGCAGCAACATAGACGGCATGCTGATGGTGATGCGACAAGGTGCTAGGCAAGACCAACTAAAGACCAGCGCTGCTCTGCTCTGCCTCATGGTCATCGGCTTTATCAGCATGGCAACCCCGGCGAACCCTAGCGTCACACAGACCGGCATTCTGAGCGGATTGTTGCTGGTTGCGGTCGAGGTCATTCTCACGTGGAAGTCGATCAGTATTCGTCGGCGTCCTGGCAAGTTGCGAGCCGCGCTAGCGAAGGAACAACGGTGACGCTCGTGACGCCGGTGTTTCACGGTGACCAGTACGAATCGAGGGATCTGCTGGCAGCGATTGAGCGGAACTGCCAATGTGTCTATGACGATGCAGGGGTTCGCACCACAACCTGCGGGGCGCACCATCTGCTGCTACACGATCAGCGAGCACTCGATGGCATCTTGTTTGAGCGTCGGCGCCGTGAGTGCCTTGAGCGAGAGGAAGGGATCAGGAATGGCGAAGATTGACGCTGCGTACCGGGATCTCTGGCGGGCAATCAAAAGCACCCTGCCGCTCTACCCTGACGCTGCCATATACAAGGAGTGGCAGGTTCGCTACACCGAGTGGGGGTCGCCTATCGGGCCAGAGACACCGCTGGACACTGGCGGGGTCTATCAGGTGTTCGCACATGCCATCGTCACATGGCGCGAAGGCGTCGGCGTCGAGGTGGTCTAGGCTGTGACGATCTCGGTCGCGCACCGCATCGTAAGCTCGCAGCAACACCTCTACGTTCCTGCGACTGAGCCACCGCATGGGCCGGTGGTGACGCATAACGAGCGGTGGGCGGACATCAGCAACTACACCGGCCCGCTCACTGAACAAGGCTGCGCCGACTTGAAGGCCGCTGGCTTCGTCGGGATTATCAGTCAGGCCATCACAGGGCTTGATGGGAACACGTACACGCGGCAGCAGCTAGAGATGGCCCGGCAGTGCGACCTACGCCTCGCGGGCTACATGTGGTGCTTCCCAGGTGCCTCAGAGCTAGGCGTGCGGTACCGGCTGGAGATGTTCGACGGGTTCGTGCTTGAGTTCCTCGCGCTCGACCTTGAGCAGCAAGGGACGCATGTGATCGACGTGGAACGCGACCTCGCGCTGTGTGATCCCTACTGGCGCGGCAAGACGTGGGTGTACTCGGGTAAATGGTTCTTCGATCAGCAAGGGTGGAGTCACCTCGACCTATGGGCTGACCGCCCGCTTTGGGACAGCGACTACGATGGCGAGCCTGACGTTGACGTGGGATTCGTGCCGTATGGCGGTTGGACGCAGCGAGCGATGAAGCAGTACCGGGGCACGAGCACGATAGGCGTGGTCGATCAGATCGACTTGAACGTGAGGCGCGGCGAGTGACTGACACGGTGCTCGCCTCGACGGTTGTGGCTGGCGACGTGATCAAACGTCAGGGCAGGCCAGACGCGACGGTGATCCTGACCGATGACGACCAGGCAGGCAACCGTGTGCTCATCACCGTTCAGGAAGTTCTACGCTACAAACCGTACGATCCTGTTGTCATCGTCACGCCGCGCGTGACGTTCCACTAGGGAGGAAACGACTGATGCCACCGTTTACCGTGAGCAAGCTGCTCGTACTGATCGGCCTGATTTTGTTCGTACTGGCTGCGTTCGGCGTTGCCATTGGTGGGATCGGGCTGCTGCCGCTCGGGCTGGCGTTTCTGGCCGCGAGCTATCTGGTGCCGTGAACGCGCGTTCTCAGGCGATTCTGTGGCGTTTCGCGCTAGGGCTGGTACTGGTGGAGATCCCGGTGCTCACAGGCTATCTGACGAGCGTCCCAAGGCCTGATTGGCCCATCCTGCTCGCCGGCCTGCTCGGTGGCGTGGCTGGTGCCATCTCCAAGTACCTTGAACCACAGTTCGTCAGCATGGACGACAGCGTGCTCGGCGTGTCGCTTCGCAACATTCACCCGGCACCGCCGCAGGTAGACCAGTTGCAGCAGACGCCACCGGACGCGAAGCTACTCGACACGATTGGGGCCGAGAAGGTCGAGCCGTGAACGTCGGCGCGGCGTTGCTCGGCGCGGTAGTCGCGCTGTTTGCCGTGGCCGTTACGTTCCTGGCAGCTATCGCGGTCTGGGCGCTGATCGAGGATCGTCGCGGGCCGCACTACCCTCACCGCCGCGACCGCTGATCCGATCCCCGATCCTGCGGTACTCGTCGGCCTGCTGCTGGTCGCCGGCCTTCGCGTACTCGTCGGCCAATCGGTAGCAGGCTCGCGCGGCAATCATCTTGGGCGCCTCGCGGGAAGTCACGCGGACTCCCCGGCGTCACCGGCGGCTCGGGTGACTTCACCGATGCGGCGGATCACGTCTGCTGTCTGAACGGTCGGGTCATCATCGAACTTCTCGCTGATCAGGTAGCCGACCAGATCACGGATGCCGCTGTACAGAGCTTCGAGTTCTGCGGCCTGGGCGGCGGTGCTGTGCTCAAGAGTCTTGATGTAGTTTGCCATGTCCTTACCTTACACCCTGCATACCATGTCGTCAATAGATTTAGTGCAGCAGTTTCAAAATCAGTGGCCGGCTCCGTGATTGGAGCCGGCACAGTTGCATTCGCACACGCCACTGGTGGCGCCCATGCACTTCGCGTTGCAGACCTTCTCAGCATTGAAGGTGCCGCGAACGAGAGTT